GATGACTTGTTGGCAGGACTAGGTATCAGTCCTTCCAAATAATGAGTCTTACAAGAGAACAACTTTTAATTGAGTATAAAAAGTGTATGAATAGTACTCCATACGCTTTGAGAACTTATTTACAAACATTTGATAATACTGTCTCCAAATATGTACCACTTGAGTTATTTCAAGACCAAGTATTATTGATTGAGGATTATGAAAATTTTAATGAAAATATTGCTTTAAAATACCGTCAAGCAGGTGTTTCTACAGTGACCGCTGCTTGGGCAAGTAAAAAAGTGGCATTTGCAAGAAAGGAAAAACCTGAAAAAGTTCTTATTATTGCAAACAAATTAGAAACATCTGTAGAATTTGCCAACAAAATCAGAGCTTTTACTGAACAGTGGCCAAATTGGGTTGGTATTGGATTTTCAGGTGAAAAGAATTCTGCACGTCATTTTAAACTATCTAATGGTTGTGAAGTTAAAGCTGTGGCAACTTCTAAAGACGCACTTCGTGGTTATAGTCCAACCGTGTTAATATTTGATGAGGCTGCGTTTATCGAGGCTGACAGTGATTTTTGGGCGGCTTGTATGGCGTCACTTTCTACAGGCGGTAAAGTTATTGTAATTTCAACCCCTAATGGTTATGACCCGATTTACTATGAAATTTACGACCAAGCATTAAGGGGAATGAACGATTTTAAAATTACCGAAATGTATTGGTATAGGGACCCCCGATATACTAAAGATTTGTATATGGTAAAAACCAAAGATATTGTACATTATTTGCTCAACAAAGAACAATACAGTCCTGAAGATATTATAAGTTTACAAGATATTGATATTCAAAACAGAAGTTTGATAAGCCTACAAATTTACGTTTCAGATGGTTATAAACCTTGTTCTAGTTGGTTTGAGGCGATGGTTAAAAAACTCAAATACGACAGAAGAAAAGTTGCTCAAGAATTAGAGTGTAACTTTTTAGGTTCGGGTGATAACGTATTTGATTCAAATACTTTACAAGACATTTCTCAAAATTACATTAAAGACCCAAACGCAAAATTGATGGCAAATCAATTATGGATTTGGAAAGAACCTGAAAATGGACACAGATATGTTATGGGTATCGACGTGTCGAGAGGAGACTCTGAAGATTTTTCAAGTATTCAAATTATCGATTTTGATGCACGTGAGCAAGTCTTAGAATTTGTTGGTAAAATACCACCTGATGTATTGGCGGAAATTGCCTACAAATGGGGAAATATGTATAGTGCACTTTGCATAACTGACTTAACAGGAGGTATGGGTGTTGCCACCGCACGAAAATTACAAGAACTTGGATATGAGAACTTTTATATTGAAGGGGTTGATTTTGCTAATAAATGGAAGTATGACCCCAAATTAAAAGAAAAAATACCTGGTATCAATTTCAACGCAAAAAGGGTTCAAATAATCGCTTCATTTGAGGAGGCAATAAGACACAAATTCCAAATACGTTCCTCAAGACTTTTAAATGAAATGGGAACTTTCGTGTATATAAACGGAAGACCAGACCATCAAAGGGGTCACCACGATGATTGTATTATGGGAATTTCTATGGCTTGTTTTGCAGCAGAAGCAGCATTCCCATCTCTGAGTAAAGTAGAAAACCATACAAAATCTATGTTAGATTCTTGGACTACTATGGTTTCTGAAAATAAAGACCAATCTAAATTTTTTAATCCTTCAGTACCTCAAACTCCTGGTTCAATGACCAAAAATAGCAAAAACTATACACCAACCAGAAATGATTATGAACAATATAAATGGTTGTTTGGTCCTAAGTAGTATTTATTAAAATAGTAAGATACGTAAATTTATAAAAAATGAGTGATAAAAATATTACTATATGGCAACGATTAGGTAGAGCTATGGGACCTGACGCACTTATGAGTCAGGATTTTCCTGTTTATAAGTTTGACAAAAAAGAACTTCTCAGAACTACTGATAAAGCCGAATACGAAAAAGAGAAATTACAGGCACGTCAAACATCGTATTTGGCTGGTCAATTTGCCAAAGTAGAAAGTAATTTATACACTCAGGCGGTTTATTACGAACCAAACAGATTGGCATCATATTACGATTATGAATCAATGGAATATACCCCTGAGATTTCTGCAGCACTTGATATCTATGCCGAAGAATCTACCACTCCTAACGAGGATGGTTTTGTACTTCAAATTTATTCTGAGTCTAAAAGAATTAAATCTGTTTTAGCCGATTTATTCAATAACAACTTAGATATTAACACCAACTTACCTATGTGGACACGAAACACCTGTAAGTATGGTGACAACTTCATCTACTTGAGATTGGACCCTGAAGGGGGGGTTATTGGTTGTCAACAATTACCAAACGTTGAAGTTGAAAGAATCGAAAGAGGTTTGATGAATGGTTCTAACTATGAAATCAAAAAAGAAGATGAACAAAAAGGATTGAAATTTTATTGGAAAGCCAGAAATATGGAATTTCAACCTTGGGAAATTGGTCACTTTAGACTATTAGGTGACGATAGAAAATTGCCGTATGGTACGTCAATGTTGGAAAAGTCCCGTAGAATTTGGAAACAACTTCTATTATCGGAGGACGCGATGTTAATTTACCGTACTTCAAGAGCCCCAGAACGTAGAGTGTTTAAGGTCTACGTAGGAAATATGAATGACGATGACGTTGAAGCTTATGTACAACGTGTCGCCAACAAGTTTAAAAGAGAACAAATTGTTGATAGTAAAACAGGTTCGGTTGATATGAGATTTAATCAAATGGCTGTTGACCAAGATTATTTTATTCCTGTAAGAGACCCTGCAGCGCCAAACCCAATTGACACTTTGGCTGGTGCACAAAACCTTTCAGAAATTGCCGATATCGAGTACCTACAAAAGAAACTTGTTACGGCTCTTCGTATTCCTAAGGCATTCCTTGGATTTGAGGATGTGGTTGGTGATGGTAAGAGTTTAGCTCTTATGGATATTCGTTTTGCAAGAACAATCAATAGAATTCAGAAATCTATGGTTCAAGAGTTGAATAAAATTGCAATTATTCATTTGTTCTTATTGGGATTCGACGAAGAAATTTCAAATTTTACTTTAGGACTTACAAACCCTTCCACACAGGCTGACCTTCTTAAGATTGACATTTGGAAAGAAAAAATGTTATTATATAAAGATATGGTTTCTGACCCTGGTACAGGTATTGCTGCAACATCATCAACTTGGGCCAAGAAACATTTGTTCCAATGGTCAGACGATGAAATCAGAGTCGATTTACTTCAACAAAGAATGGAAAAAGCGGTTGGTGAAGAACTCAAACAGACACCAACCGTTATTGTTAAGACAGGTATATTTGATAATATTGATAGACTATACGGTACAAATAAAGCACCCGCAGGAACACCACCACCAAGTGGAGATGAAGCTGGAGCACCACCTGAATTAGGTGGAGCATTTGCGGGAGGAGATTTAGGCGGTGAAGTACCACCAACTGGAGAACTTGGAGGTATTGAACCACCATCTCCGCCACCAGGTGAAATCACACCTGAATCAGCTAAAAATAGGGATATGAATATCCTTTTAGAGTCGGATATGTATAGTAAAAAATGGTTAGATTTAGGAATGGGACAACAAAGTTTAGGAAAAATTGGAGAAGAACTGGATAAGTTACTTAATTCCTAATATTTATTGAAAAATCCCCTTAAGATGACCTTTGGACAAATAAAATCTGTTGTTGAAAAAAACTTAGTAGAGTCCTACAATAACTCTGCACATTTCAAAAAAACTCTCAGAGAATTTAGACACAATATTCTCGAAAATAAAAATTTTTCAAAATTGTACTCTTTGTACGATGACTTGTACAAACCACAAGGTTTGTCATCCGAAGATGCCGAATTATACCTCAATGAAGGTATTGAATTAATTAGACATTTGATTGAAAATGTTAGTTTACCAAAAATAGGAAGAGAGGTTGAAAACAATTATCAGGATTTGGACAATTTGGTTTATTTTAAAAATATTAATTTGATAGAAAGAATTGGTTCTAAAAAGAAAATATTGGAAATATTAAAATCGAATACAACTCCCGTAAATGAATCAATCGAAATTCCTTTAAAGTCGATGGTAAACATTGCAAATCAGACTATTCAAAATTATTTGGAAAATTTAGATGAATCAACTAAAAAGAAAGTATTTCATATTTTAGCTAGTCGGCCTGAAGATTTAGAAAAAGAATTTTTTGAAATTAAAGAGTCAACAGTTTCTAAATTAGAAAATCTTTTAGAGAAAGAAAGTGAAGATGATATGAAACAGAAGTTAGTTGAAACTATTCAAAAAATTAAGGATGAGAATTACGAACAGGTCAACTACATTAGATTGAAACAGTTGGAAGAATCTATTTCTCAGACTGATTCCTAAGATATTGTTGGTGTTTTGCAACTTTTATTTGTTCCCTTTTCCTAACTGATTTTTTTTCATACTCTTTTAATTCAACCAATCTTTGGTTTTGTTTTGTTTTGATTACCTTGGACTTTAAGGTCTTTAAGGCTTTTTCAATGTTTGAATCAACTTTTACTAATAACATATATCATACATATATTTGGAATATGTAAAAAGATTTACTATTTTTAATTAAAATAAACTACATAGTATCAAAAAAAACCCTATGAAGAAGGGAAAAACAATTAACATTAATCAATACGATTCAATTAAAACATTTTACGGTACTGTTGATTCAAAAGAACTTAAATCAATTTACATAAACATTCAAACTTGGGTAAACCCATTGGAAAACAAAGATAGTTGGAGTAATGTTGTTAATACTTTAAACCGTTCCATAAAACATTCAATTTTTTCATCATTAGATAGAGAATTGTTTAAAGAAAATTTTATAGTTGACTTGGACTTGAGAACTAGTGGGATTAGGAAAGACAAAAAATCTTTTATGAACTTGGAAATCAACTTATATACCAACTGTTTATTAGATTTTAAGTCAAATGAAATTAGAGATTCCGTAATAAAAATTATAAAAAAAATTTATAGGGAAAATATAATTAACAACAGACATTTTAATTTTTCATCGTCAAAAAACTCAGAAACGTATCAAACTATCTAAAGAAGTATATTTATTGAGAAATATAAAACAAATATGAAAATTTTGGGACCTAATCAGACGGGTAAGGGCATTCTAATAGAAATGGATGCTGGGTTCGTAAATCCGAAGGATAGATTGAATGAAGATTTTATCAAAGAACAAAAAGATATTGATTATAGAAACCCTTTTGAGTTTTATGCCGTTTTACAAAAATATGGTGTACCAAATAGAAATGGTCGTGTATATCCTGAGAGAATATTAAAGAGAGAAGCTGACAGATATAAGACAGCAATAAAAAAGGGATTATCAACATCCGAATTAAACCATCCAGAATCATCACTAATCGATTTAGACAGAGTTTCACACATAATAACTGATGTGTGGTGGGACAACAACATTCTTATGGGTAAACTCAAATTATTAACTTCACCAGGGTTCCACGAAAGCGGTGTAGTATCCACAAAGGGTGATATTGCGGCAAACCTAATGAGACAAGGTGTCACGATGGGAGTTTCATCACGTGGTGTTGGTTCATTAAAAAAAGTTGGTGAACAAAATGAGGTTCAGGATGACTTTGAATTAATATGTTTTGATTTAGTTTCATCACCATCCACACCAGGAGCATACCTTTTTTCAAATCCTGAAGATAGAAATAATTACGAAGAAAACCTTGAGGAGGAAAGAAAAGTTCATCAGGAAGAAAAAGGTTTTGGTAAGTCAGTTGATTTAATGAGAAGATTGTCCGATTATTTGGGTAAATAAAATTAAAACATATGGATGAAAAATATTTTGTAGCAAAAGTTGTTTATGAGTTACCCGATGAAAACTCAGGAAGATTAAAAAAAATGAGAGAAGAAAAAC